ATATAAAATCTATATTAAATCTATATTAAATCTATATAAAATTAATATAAAATCTATATAAAATCTATATAAAATCTATATAAAATCTATATAAAATCTATATAAAATCTATATAAAATCTATATAAAATCTATATTAAATCTATATTAAATCTATATAAAATTAATATAAAATCTATATAAAATCTATATAAAATCTATATAAAATCTATATAAAATCTATATTAAATCTATATTAAATCTATATAAAATTAATATAAAATCTATATTAAATCTATATTAAATCTATATAAAATTAATATAAAATCTATATAAAATCTATATAAAATCTATATAAAATCTATATAAAATCTATATAAAATCTATATAAAATCTATATAAAATCTATATTAAATCTATATTAAATCTATATAAAATTAATATAAAATCTATATAAAATCTATATAAAATCTATATAAAATCTATATAAAATCTATATTAAATCTATATTAAATCTATATAAAATTAATATAAAATCTATATAAAATATATTATTATATTTTTTGTTTTTATTTTTTTGTTTTTATTTTTTTGTTTTTATTTTTTTGTTTTTATTTTTTTGTTTTTATTTTTTTGTTTTTATTTTTTTGTTTTTATTTTTTTATTTTTATTTTTTTGTTTTTATTTTTTTGTTTTTATTTTTTTGTTTTTATTTTTTTGTTTTATATTATAAATTTATATATTTTTATTTTATAATGATAATGTTTTCTCATTTAGATGTTGTATCTATGACATATTTAGAACATTTAAGAATATCTTTATATTATTTTTTTTTATTTTTATTAGCTGCATTTAAAGCATTTATACATGCATTTATACCTGATTTTTATCAAACTTCTACACATGAAGCGGTAAATGAAATATTATTTTTATTAAAAAAAAACAATAAATTAATGTCCTCCTCTTAAACGTAGAACTAAATGTAAAGTAGATTCTTTTTGAATATTATAATCATTTAATGTTCTACCATCTTCTAATTGTTTTCCTGCAAAAATTAATCTTTGTTGGTCTGAAGGAATACCTTCTTTATCTGCAATTTTAGATTTAATATTTTCAATACTATCAGTAGATTCAACTTCTAATGTAATAGTTTTACCAGTTAATGTTTTAATGAAAATTTGCATATTTATTATATATAAATAATGTATTTTTTTTAAATCATTTTTTTAAATATTTTTTAAATAAATGATTTAAAAAAAATATTGGAATATTATAGAATATTATAGAATATTATAGAATATTATTCATTTTCAGCAATATTTTCAGCAATAGCCCACCCTATTACAGGTTTTAATTCATTATTTTCAGTAATAGATAAACCTATATTACCAGCTATTAAACTCATATTATATTTTATACTAAAATATTCCCATATAAATGGAGTTTTGGTTATACCTTTGGGGAATTCATCAGGTTCATATTTTACCAAATTATTATTACCAATTGCTTGATTTTTTTCACCTTCTATATATAAGAATAATTTTATAATCCATCCTGATATATATTCACAACCACCTGAACCAAAATAACCATAATAATTATATATTTTATCCCAAAATTCTACATCTATTATATCATCAAAAGCATTTATAAAATGATTTATAATTACTTCTAAATCTTTATACCAATCATATAATTCTAATCCTAATAATATAGATTTAATATTTTCTTTTAAAATTACCCAATCATTTTTATTTCCAGTAATATTAATATAAGGTATTCCACATCTTGTAACTACTTTATATTCAAAATAATGTTTAACTATATCCATAAATACTGAAATATGTGCTGTTTCTTCAGCTATAGAAGTAGTTGAAAATTTCATATCTACTAAATTTTTTATTTTTTCAGAAGGAATATTATTTTTAATTTGTTCTCCTAAATCTTTAATTGATATTTCCCAATTATTATTAAAATCTCCTTTAATTAAATCATCATTTTGAGTAATTAATTCTTTTTTTCCTTTATGACTACAAAATAAATCTCTATATTTTTCTGGATTATATTGTACGTGTTCCGATATACTTTGCATAATAACATTATAAATTAAGTCTGGTGATAATTCAAGAGGTATATGATTTGCAAATGATATATAAACTGCTGCAATTAAAGGATTAAAATTACAACCATATTTTTCAAGATTAACAAATTTTAGATTTAAATGAGAGAATGCTTCTGTATAAGTATTTAATTCAAATGCTTGTTGTATTCCATTAATAATATAATCATCCTTTATTTTTTCAATTTCAACGTTATTGATGTGTATTTGAACCATTATAGTTTATAGTTTATTGTTTAGTTAATTGATATTAACAATTAAAAAATATATCAATTTTTTTATAATAAAAAAATTTATAAAAAAATTTATAAAAAAATTTATAAAAAAATTTATAAAAATATAATATTATATTTATATCATTTTAAAATATATTTATATAGATATAAATATATATGGATAATAAAATAATATTACAAAATTTTGAAAAAAATGATAATATAAATCAAAAAATTTATGAGAGAAATATACCATCTAATAATTTACAAATGAATTTTTCTCCAAGACCAGTATTAACAAAATATAGTTTTATACCTATTTTAGATAATAGAATAAAATGTAATAGTGAAATAAATATATATAAATGTTATAATACAGAAGAAACATTTTATTCGGGAGATTGTAAGCCTCCGTTTACAGGTTATGCAATAGCAATAGATAAAGAGTCATCATTAAGAAATCAGTTTTTTGCTTTACAAAAATCCGATCAAAAAGAATGGGTGCCTTCAAGTAATAGTGATTTATATGAAAATAATATAAATTATATTAATATAAATAATAATTTAGATGAAAATTTATTATTTAAAAATGAGAATTTTAATAAATTTAATCCAAATATTTCTAATAAAATAGGTAATGAAATATTTTATAATAATACACGAGTTCAATTAAAAAATATTTAATAAAAAGATAATATAATTATGAAAAATAAAAAGAAAAATATTATATTAGATTTAAATTCTAATTCTAATTCTAATTCTAATTTTAATTCAAATTCTAATTCTAATTCTAATTCTAATTCTAATTCTAATTCTAATTCTTTAAATTCTAATTCTTTAAATTCTAATTCTTTAAATTCTAATTCTTTAAATTCTAATTCTTTAAATTCTAATTCTTTAAATTCTAATTCTTTAAATTCTAATTCTTTAAATTCAAATTCAAATTCTTTAAATTCTTTAAATATAGATAATAATGAATATTTAAAAAATATAAATGAGAGAGATATTATTTTTTTAAAAAATAAATCAAAAAATAATATAAATTTTTCAAAAAATAATAATTATGATAAAGTAATAAATTATAATATAAAAGATATAAATAAATATAAAATTAAAATAAAAGATAAAATGAATGAATTATTAGATTCTATTATAAATTGTAATGATGAAGAAATATATAATTTGTTAAATAAAAATAATGAAACAATAAAATTAAATAATTATTTTTATTTATTTATAGAATCATATATAGAATATATACGATATGAAAATTATAATAATTTAATACAAGAAGAATTGAAAGATTATAATAATAAAAAGATAGATATATCAAATAATGTAAGAATAGATTTATCAAATAATTTAAAAGATGTGAATGAAATATTATATGGTAATAAAAGAATAAATAATTTACATAATTTTGTAAAAAAAAGAACAAATAATAATAAGATATTACCTATAATAAGAGAATTATAATATTATAATATTATTATAATATATTTTATAATAATATTATAATAATGAGAATATTAAAAAGAACAAAAAAAAATAAATTAAAATCAAATATAATAAAAATGTTAAAAATGAATATATTAAAAACATATAAAATAAAAAAAAGAAAAAAAAGAAAAGGTGGAGGAATAAAGAATAATAAAATAACATTAAAAAAATCAATATTAAAAAAATCAACATTTAAAAAATTAAAATGTGCTCCGGGACAATTAGTGGATGGTAATTTAAAGAAATATACATGTTATTCGAATAAGGATTTATTTGATTTAAAGGAGAATTGGAATAAGAATAATCCTCAAGAACAAATAAATAGTAATAATACGAAAGAAATATGGTTATTTTTAAAAAAGAAATTAAATAATAAATGTAAAAATGAATTGTGTTGGTTAAATACAGATAGAATAAAAAATAATTCAATAAATAAAAAGAATATATTTAGACCTATACAACCTAATACTTGGAAGAAGAATAAATATGAATGGTTATCAAGTTTGGATATAATAAATGTAATGAAACAATATAAGAGGAAATATTTAGATTTTGAATTTATAGGTCCTTCACCAATAGATTTTGATAATAAAGAATTATATGGAACATGTGTATGGGAGGAATTATGTAAATTTGATTTAAATAAATATTATTTAAAAAATATAAGAAAGATAGGTATAATATTTAATTTAGACGATCATACTAAATCGGGTTCTCATTGGGTGGCGTTATATATAGATATAAATAAGAAATATATATTTTATTTTGATAGTAATGGAAATAAAATACCAAAAGAAATAAAAAATTTAGTGGATAGAGTATTAATACAAGCGACAGAAATGAATATACATTTGGAATTTAATACGAATGAAGGAATGGTGCATCAAAAGAAAGACGGACAATGTGGTATGTATTGTTTATATTTTATAATAGAATTATTAGAGAATAGATTAAATTATGATTATTTTATAAATAATAGAATAACTGATGAGATGATGATGAAGTATAGAGAAGAATATTTTAATGAATTATAAATATATTAAAAATATAATATAATTTTTAAGTTATTTTAATAATATATATTATTAAATATATTATTGAATATATTATTGAATATATTATTGAATATATTATTGAATATATTATTGAATATATTAAAGATATAATATAATTTTTAAGTTATTTTAATAATATATTAATTTTTATTTATAATAGTTTAAATAATATTAAATTAATATTATTTAATAATAAATAAATGGATTTAATATTGGGTGAAAATAATAAAGCTTTTTTATGGAATATTTTATATAATAATAAAATTTTTGAAAATATTCCTAATAATAAATTAAATGAAATAAAAATTATATTTGAAACTACCATTAAAAAAACAATTATAGATAATAATATTGATGAAAAATTAATTAATGAAAAAAATAAAATAGAAATCAATAAATTATTATTAAAAAATATTAATACTAATATTATTGATTATAAAAAAAATATATTAGAAAGTATTAATATTAAAAAATTAAATATCGAAAAAAATATCGATGAATTTAATAAAACTTTAAAAGAAAGAGAAAATTCATTTAATCAATTATTAGAAATTAAAAAACCCAAAGAAATTAATTTTAAAGATTCTATAGATGAACCTCTAAATAATAACGAAATTAATTCTATATTAGAAAAAATATTAGAAGAAAGAAATAAAATTAATAATAATATGAATGAAATAATTATAGATAATTATAAAATAGAAAAAGAAATTAATACTTATGAAAAAGATACTAATAATATTGAAAAAGATACTAATAATTATGAAAAAGAAGTAAATAATTATGAAAAAGAAGTAAATAATTATGAAAAGGAAATTAATAATTATGAAAAAGAAGCAAATAATTATGAAAAAGATATAAATAATTTTGATAAAGATACTAATAATTTTGATAAAGAAATTGCCCCTAAAATAAAAATTTCTAATTTAGATTTTTTTTTAGAACCTAATATAGATATAATATCTATAGATCATAAATTAAAAAAAAATGTATCTTTTTTAAATAATGATATAGATACATTTGATATTAATTTTAAATTAAAACAAATATTATTAAAATTGGACGAAATAGATAATACACAAAAAAAAATAATGAATAAATTAAATATATTATAATTAATATAACATTTTTCATTTTTTCTCTCTTTTATTAAATTAAAAAAGTTATAAATTCTATTTCGAAATTGAAATTGAATTTATAAAAATACGAATTATA